TAGGAATCAAAGACATGATAAGGAAGCATAAAAAATGAATGAACCTTACTGGGGTTGTACAGGCTGTGGGCAAGAGTACGACGAAGAAACAACGCACTGCAATACATGCAAATCCTACAAGTATTTTGCTTGGATAGAGCAAGAGTGTGCGGTCTGTGGGCAGAGGGCATGTGTGTGTGACAATGTGTACGACAATCTAAAAGAGCAACAACTAGAGATGGATAATGATAACTAATGGCGATTAAATACGTAGACGTTCCATGGGACAAAGCAGCGTGTGCTGATGAGGATAAGAGATTGTTTTTCCCTGATGAGCCAGGTATGAGCATCACTGAAACAAGATTGCTGGTTAAAGCTGCTAAAGAAGTCTGTTCAGGTTGTGAGATTAAAATCCAGTGTGCATCTTGGGCCATTCAAAATAATGAAAAAGGTATCTGGGGTGGCACTACTACTTGGGACCGCAAGTTAATGCGTAGAAATGCAAAACGTTCATTGCCTATAACTAGTAGGTAAAGCAAAGCCCCTGCCAACACAAACATTGGCAGGGGCTTTTTACTACGTATTACTGGTTAATGCAGCTACAAGTTGCACAATGAGTTCTATCCCATGCTCGTTGTGTATTCAAAGAATAAGTTACTGCTTCAAGATGGTCGGGATTTACACACAGCTTTACGTTACAAAGGTGGTCTATTACTAGCTCCAAAGGTATCTCTCCCTTAGTTAACTCGTAAATAACTCTATGAGCTACCGTAGATTTACCCTTCCATCTGATGTTCCCGTAACCACTTTTGTGTACTGCACCACTCCAAATCCAACAACCTACTTCATTTTCAGTGTATCTATCAAGAGGGTCCATAGGAATGGGCCCTGGGGGTCGCCCATTAGTCATACAGGTTATGCACCTCGAACGTCTGCCATCTTTAGTACGCCCATCAGAATAGGCGTAGTACTGGTCTAGAGGCTTGTCAATCTTGCATAAACGACAAAGTCGTGTATATGTTTTATTCATATACACGACTTTATCAGATTACTCACAAATAATAAGGTTATTTATCTTTCATATTTTCTGTGATTGTTTTTACTTCGCAAGAATCTGTTACGCAGTAATTTTCGCCAATAGCTTCGGAGCCTAGTCCAGCATAGATACCAGCAAGGTCAATAGGGAACAACGAGTTACCATACTCAATGTACTCTTCCTCAGTAATAGAGGTGTAAGGCATTTGAGCATAAGTGTAGTTACCCATAGGCAAGAACGATACAGTCTTCAACTGACCGTCGTACATATGGAGAGCAGTACCTACGGAGTCAGCTTCTTTCTCTATGTCAAACGTTACCGTTACCGATACTGAGTTGTCTGACCAATAGCGCTGGGCCTGAGCAGCTAGAGCCATCTTTTCATAGATAGATACCTCTTTTTCTGACCGCTTAGCCCCTGACTTGATAGGGAAGTACACTACTGAGCGATTAGCGTCTGTCACGTCTAGTTCAATACGGTAGTTAGCCATCTTGAATAGAGCCAACATCGGGTCGTCATTAGCAAAGCGAATAGCTCGGTTAAAGAACTGACCACCTGATGCCCAGTGTACTCCTGGAGATTCTCCAGCAAGGATAGACACAGTGCCTGAAGGCTTTACAGTAGTCATCTTGATTGACTCTCTAACTCCTAGCCACTCTGAGTAAGTCTGGTCATAGCCCTTAACAGTTGCGTAACCCTGGTCTAGCCACTCTCTTAGAGTGTGCATACCCTTATTATCCGCAAAGTTAGCTACACCTGACACTGAGGTACCAATGCGACGGTTACGCTGCATGATGGCGTTTGTCTCTTCCCAGTGGGTAGGTAGTAGAGTAACTGTTTTAGCGTATAGGTAAGCAAACTTTAGAGTTCGCTTGAAGTCTTCGATGCTGTCGTGACGGTTCAAGTACGTCTCAACCAAAGTGCACATCTCAAAACTTTCAAGGGACTGTTCGGCGCAAGGGTTATACCCTACGACTCGGTGGTCCTTGTTGTTGATAGGGTCAGCTAGTCTTCCGTACTTACGGCTCATGTCCATCCAGATAACCCCAGGCTCTCCATTACGGACAATGCCATCAATGATTGGGGAGAAGTCTGTGCCTACGCTTACCTCTACAGAGTTGTTACTCATGTAGCCCCATCCAGGAGTGTCGGAGTCGTAGGAGTTACGCTCAGGGAACACCTCTGGGTTCTTTAGGTTCAAGAACTCTTGGTCATTAATCTGGCCAATCAATAGCTCCGCAGACCTTCTCACGTTACCCGATACAACACAAACACCGATAAGGTTTCCAATGTCTGCTAGGTCACGCCTAGTTACTAACTGTCCTTTACGACCTGTAAACAACTTAGTGATTGCTTCATGCAATTTAACCAATGGTGCTGGTCCTGATGCAGTGCCACCAAAAGTTTTGATTGGGGTACCAAACAGGCGAATGTTGTCGTAGTTAAACACAACCGTCTTCTGCTCTGGCTTTAGGAATGAGTTAATCAACGCTACCGTTGACTCTTGCCAACCCTCACGAGTGTCTGGAATAACATAATCTACGGAACCAGTAGGCTCATAAATCTCGAATCCCTTGTCTGCTCCTTTATCATCGAATCCAACTCCAACACCCAACATGGATGCCTCCATTAGAAATGCGAATGGCTTTCCTGGGTTGTTCTTGGTCATTTCGTTTGTCGATACGAACGCACAGTTCTGCAATGCTGCTGAATTCTTCTGTACGTTTACGATGTCTGTACCCATAACCCACAAACCACGACCTGGTGGAGTCCACTTTAGATTAAACAAACGGTCAAACGCTTCTTTAGCACTTGCTGCTGCTTTTGCGTCACTCCATGGCAAACGGTTTTGTTTTGCATGGTCCTTCTGTAGGGAATACATACCGTTGATTACACGCTCACATACTTCGGCCCAAGTCTCCTTGGTTCCGTCTTCCTTCTTACGGGAGTAGGTGCGGAGGAATGTAATCTCGCCAACCGAGTTTCCTGCTACGTCGCTATAACCAAACGGTGCTCTTTTACTCTTATACCCAGTTACAAAATCACTTGCTAACTGGAACGAAAACATCGTCATTTGACCACCATTTCTTGTTTCATCTAAATACCCCTGACTGGGGACTTCTATTATCGGTTGTTTTACTCTACTCCCTTTCTGATAATTTGGGGGAGTTCTCAAATACTCTATTAATTTTCTTTTTAATCAGGCGTTTTACTACTCCTTTACTAGGATTGTAGTATGACCGCACGTAAACGTGACCTTACTTTACCTACTGCTGACCCACGATGTGGAACTCCACAGGGGTATTCGGCCCATCAAAACAGAAAAGAATTCGGTTGCGACCCTTGTAAACTAGCTCTCGCTGAATACTCTAAAATTAGGTATCACTCTAAACACGAACACTTTAGAAAACTTCATCGTAAATCCTATGAGAAAAATTGGGACCAACGTCAGATTGATGCTCGTGAATGGCAGGCAGCTAACCCCGAAAAGGTTCGGGAGGCTTCGATTAAATCAAACCATAAACGACGTGCTCAAAAAAATAGCACTAATCACGAACCGTACACCATCGACGAGTTAATCACCACTTATGGAACTATCTGTCATTTATGTGGTGGAGAAATAGACTTTAATGCTCCTAGACGTGCTGGAGTTGAGGGCTGGGAATTCGGCCTTCACATCGACCACGTTATGCCTTTGTCTAAAGGAGGCGATGACACTCTACTTAATGTTCGACCAGCTCATGGACAATGTAATTTAGCTAAAAGTGCGCGGGTACCTTCATCCATACCTACTACCGCTGTATTATCAGATAATTAGTCTTCTATTACATTCTTGATTATCATGGTAGTACGCTCTTCCGAAATAGGCTTCGGGTACTCTTTCATGGCCTGAACTTTGTCACCAAAAATAGCGGATAACACTCCACCACTAGTGCTCCTGGAACCAGTGATTTGGATAAACTCTTTTTGCTCATCCAACTTCTTCATGGCTTCCAACATCTTGAAATAACGGTCCATCTCTTGGGACACGTTTGGGTCTGCGTATCCACCGTTCAATTCTTCTGAAAACCGCATGAACGCTACCCTTTGGGCCTGCATCTCTAATAGTGCTGTATTCATTGCCTTCAATTGTTCTGGAGTTTTTACCTCAATTGGGAGGTTGAACGCACAGGTATTTTGTGGCTTAAATGCTGGGCAATTAGCAGCTACAAAACAGGTGTCACACTGACGTAATGACGTTGTATTGGACTGTACTACAGGGATGTCTTTTAGAACATCTCTACCATCCTCATTCTCCACTACAGTCTTCATTTGATACCCAAAAACAGGCATTGAAATAACTTCTGATGGGTCTCTTTGGACTACTTCTGCTCTTTCAAGTTTCCGCTCTTCATGGGCACTAATATCAGAAAGGTACCCCCCCATTTCCATCAAACCAGTGTGTAGTGTATCGTCACTACTATCAGCTAACTTGTCTGATTTGCCACCTTTGATGACGCCAAACTTGGGTCTATCTTTATCCATTGTCTTCTCTAACTGTAAATATGACCACACCGCAACACGAGTGGCCTCTAACGTGTCATCTTCTATGAACTTTGTGAAATCTAATCCAGCTTTTTCTACTACTGATTTGTACCTCAGTCGAGCTTGTGCTTTCATCTTCTTTGGGTATCGGACTAGTTTACTTCCATCCCACACAATAGTTTCCCCACGACGCATCGGGGACAACCACGATAGTGTGCTGGCAGTCTCAAACATGATGCTTCTTAGGTTGTCTGGCTTGGCTACAGCGAGGCCATGGAACTTTGTATGATACTTTTGTACTAGGCTCCGTGTAATGGCGCTCAGCGACGTCACAGCGTCTACTGCGGTACCTGGGATGGCGATGTTCTCGTACTCTGCGGCCCACTTCTGTAGTAACGCTGTACTATACGACTCATGCCATACTACCCACATCTTTGGGTCTTTTTCAAACGCTGCTCGTTGCTGCGTTATCCATGGCAATCCTAAAACTTGGCTATCGAACTCCACCCAACCTTCAATACGTTCGTAATTCATCGCAATGAACTCTTCGTAATCAGCTGCGTAATCTTCCAGCTCTTGTCTACTTAGGTTTGCTTTGTCTGCTTGCGTTGCTCCACTATCCACCCACACTTTCATGTCTGGATAGAAATGCTCACCGATGAGGTACGCTTTAGTTTTTGGCAATCCTCGTTTACGTAGGCCCCAGTAATTTAGCATTACGTTCTGTACATTACTACGCTCTAATAGCGTTCTGTTTGAGGGTATCTCTACCCCTGCAAAAATTAGATTACTCAAAATTCAACCCGTCGGTTCTTGACAACCGAACATCTTTGGTTCGCAATTCATTTTGCTTCTCTACTGCTTCGACAATAGAATCCCATGACCGCAATCTCTTGGGGGCATCGGGCCTAAACTCTACTCGTTGATACGCGGGAACTCCAAACATCATACTTGGAATACCTTGGTTAAATGCGTACACCCAGTTTTCAGGGTTTGGTGTAATAAACAACGCCACTCCACCACGTGAACGTGCAACGTTAATTTGCCGTGGAACCAACTGTTCACCTTCTAGGTGATGCTTGACATCGATAATCAAATCGAAATCCACAATCTTATTTACGTTGAGCCAACGCTCTGTCTCTTCTTTAGTGGATGACGACAAAATGGTCATGCGGTTATACGCTGTGAGGGTTTGATACAAAATAACTCCTGTAGGAATTACTCCGTCATTTTGCCCTCTAAGTACTCCGTCTAGTTCAACTAAAATCTCCATTGTGTCAGTCTATTTGCTGCGGTACAGCGCTGCTCGCCTAATCAATGTGGATGTGTTAGGTAAATCTACTCCATAAGGGTTGTTGCCTTGCAAACTAGATTTCATGTAACTACGAATGTCTCTTAGTTGCTGGATGCTTCCTGATGACTTGCCCGCTTGCCAACGATAGTTGTGGAAATCTCCATAACCTTGGCCTCCAGGGGAAAAAGCGATTGAACGGTTCGTGTGAATCTCGTTGTACAATGCGTTTCCTTGTGCAGCTGCAGTTGTCAATCGAGTCTCAGCGTTCCTTCTTACGGCTTCGCTGGTAGAGCTACGGAGGTCGTCTACTGCGGCGCTAAACCTTACGGATACCTGGTCAGCAGTGGCTTTATCGTTGGACGCTACCTTATCCCACTCAGTATTACTTGGGGCCTTCTGATTAGGGTCGGGAACTACTGTCCATTCGTTGTACTTTAAATCGTATGCTGCGTAAGGATTTATACTACGGATATCCGTTGCTGCTGGATTGACATAAAATGTCAGCTCAAACCCATTCCAATCCTCTGTACGAGGTTGTAAATCAGTGTAGAACTCTTCGTTTAATTGTTCCGCTATTTCTTTGTCCGTTAGTCCGCGGTATTCTGGGTTAGCTTGCCTAAACTGTGTAAAATCAACGCCAATTAAACAATCTAAATCTCCTGGAGTACGGGTGGCTTGCCATTGGTAGGAAATTGCTGAACCAGCTAACCAAGGATGCGCCCACAACTCGGAATGACGGTAACGTACATTTAAGAAATCAGATAGTAATGCTACTACTCCAGTCCTCACCCATGCACGAAGGACCCTGCCCTCAAATAGGGTAGGGTCCAACGTTGGCGCGGGGGCGCTGAAGTAACTTGTCGAGTAATCAGTCATATGACTAGTTTACTCGGCGGATACAGCACCTTCTGGGTTAATGCCGCGCTCCTTTAGCTTGTCCTTTACGGACTCTGGAACGCTTTGTGCCTGTGGCTGCAACGCTGCGAGTACTGCATTTGCAACTTTGTTTGCTAGTAGTGACTGCTCAAACTCGTCTACTATTTGCTTCGAGGTATTAAACACATCGAAATTAGTGGCTGGGCGTTTGGCTTCTGGCATTGTTTCTGGCATTTCTGCGTAGGAAGTCAGTGTTCCGTCTTCATTTACCGTGATTAGAAAAAATGTTTCTACTGTTTCTACTTTTGACATGTTTATCTCCTTTGTGTGATTAATACATACCCATTATTTTACGCTTACGTTGGACAACTTCTCCGTGATAAGGGCAAAAATTACAGGTATAGATTCTTGGTCCTTCTAGGTGCTCTGGTTTTGGCATACCTAGTTCGGTTCGTTCTTTAGCGGTGTCTGGGAGTAACCGCTTTGATGGTGTTTGGTAATCTCCACAATCATTTTTAGGTTGATTGTGTTTTTGCCAACACGACATTGCGTCTTCAGAAAACTGCATCTTAGTTTCGTAAAATGACTTGTCTGGGTCAATGTCGTCTAACCCACGTGATGCGCCTTTACCTAGTTGCTCTAGTACGGCTTTGCGCTCTTTTGGATTAGCCCAGGTTTTGATTGGGACTTTAAACAGCTTACCTACGTGAGGGTCTCCCGATGGAAACTTGTGTTTCTCTAGGGAAATCTCTAATAGGTAATCTTGATGTGATGGCCCAGTATAATCGGGCAGTTCTTCCCAGCTCTCGCAAACCATACAGCGCAGCAAACGTATGATTGCTCCGTCGATTGGTTTAGAACCGATTAGTGGTTTGCCACTAGGGTCTACTAGACCACTCATTTATGCTCCTTATTATTACTACGTATTATTATAGTAGGTTTATTCAACCTATAGGGTTACTTTCCTGGGTTTACTCTGGCTTCTTCTGGAAACTCTGAGGTTGCAAATCCATAACCTGAGAATGGGTGGAGTGACTGACGGTTATCCATCGTCTGCTCGTGACCTTCGTGGTCTAGTACCTCAGTGTTTGGGCGAGTCTTACGGTACTTACCGTCTGTCGCCCCATTAGCTAGGCTCTCGTTCATTGAACGGCTAGTGTTAACGGCCATTTTTCTTTCCTTCGTTAATTGAATCTACGTAATCCTGGTGGAGTTGCTGTGCGCCACCCAAATGAGCTGCGTCTAGCACCTGCGGTGATGGAGTCTCTCCTACTAGTGTACCTACATGTAGTCGGGCTGCATCCTTTAAATACCCTGCAGCTTTTGCGGCATGAGCATTGGCCCCATCAAAGTTTCCGTCTTGATGAGACATCAGCCCTGCTGTAGCGCACTGTACTGCTTGTCCTGCTAGTTTACGAGCACCACGATGAGTAGTGGCGTATTCAATTGCCCGTGCTTGTTGACCTAATTGCAATAGGGAATCTGCGCCATCCATTACGTCATCTTTCTTTTGATACGAGCTTGTTTACGGCCTTCTCCACATGGTGGACAAACTCCTAGAACACTGTACATGTACTCAGTAGGGTTCATCATAACTCCACAGGTTGGGCAAGGAGCAGAACCCCTGTATTCGGTAGCATTTTGAGCAATCTTAAATGCTTGAAGTTCTAGCGTAAATGCGCCATCTCCATCATCCATTATTTAGCCTGCCCTTCATTAAACGCTTTAACTCTATCCATGTGTGAGTTTTTAATTATACTTAGAGCGTTAGTTCCCAATGCTTCCGTAGTTTCTGCTGGAATCGGAGCGCCTTGTTGGAGGGACTTTAACGCAATCCTTGCATGACGAGTAAACTCAGGCACGTTTTCTCTAGGAACTCCTGGGGTTCCACTTGGCCCGAATTCTGTAAGAGGACCCAGAGACTTACGAACTTTGCTTATTTGTTGTTTTGGCGCTCTAGGAGCGTCAGGAGCGTTGAATCTTCTATCCGCGTCTCTATTGAACCCGACGTTAGACCCCCCAGCAGCACGCATCTGTCGAGCTAACCCTCGTGCGTTTTCTTTTTCTGCCATTGTTTCAGCAGTTTTTTTGTCAATTGCTTCTTTTAATCCCGCCTCTGTACCTTTTGGGTTAAAAGGAACTGACCTAGGTATTTCTTCGAGCTTTTTGTTTGACTCTTTGTCTGCTTGTACCCATTCTTTATCTGTTGTTTCAGAGTCGTCTTGTATAGGGCTTCTGTCTCTTCTTTTTATGTTCCTAAAGTTTTCATGTGGGGCTGCACCAAAACCAGGAGTTTTGCTGTTTATGTATCCTTCAGCTATGTCTTTTGCTACACCAGCAACGTTTTTTCCTGTTGTAGCTAACTTCACCCCTTTGTTAGCCATTTGAGTTGCTGCACCGTAGTAAGCGTCTGAGGCTATCTTCATGTGACGTTTAGCGCCCTCAATGTCTCCATTTTCGTGAGCATCATTAGACTTTTTTAAATGTTGATGACCCACGGTCAACTGTTGGTCAATATGCGCAGCATCTTGTGAATGAAGAACTCCAGAATCGTGAGCTTCGGTTAGTTTGCTGGAGAGGTGGTCTCCAAGAGTACCAAGCATAGCGTGATGAGTATTATCCTCATTAATCGCATTAGGAAAGTTTTTTAGTGTACGAGGTTTTGCTGCTAAAGGACTACCTTCAGCAAAAGTAGAGGGCTCAGCTCCTTTAACTAAACTAGAAGTTCCTGAAGGAATATACGTTTCTTGTGTTTTGCGTATTAATTCTGGAGAATTAGGGTCAGTTTGTTTTTCAGCATTAACTTCTTTTTCTTTCGTGCTTTTAGCTTGAGTATCACTTTTATTTTTACGAGTAAAGTAATCTATAGCAGTTAGATGCTGGGGAGTGAGTTCAGAGTGGCGACCCTCTTTGATTAGCGCTTTACCCTCGTTTTTTAAACGAGTACGTCTTTGGTCTTTTGACTCTGCCATTAGTTCTTTGAATTTCTAGGAGTTACGGCCCTACGTCTTGCTGCTTTTTTACTTTCAGCTTGTGAAACTGGAGCTTCGTTGTATCTAGTCAGCGCTTCTTGTCTAGTTGCTTCGGCTCGTACTCCTGCGCGGTCTGTTGCTGCTCGACGGTCTACATCTGAATAACGAGATACTTTAACTTCGCCTTGTTCACGAGAGTTATCCGCTCCATTAAGCATTTCATTTTTTCTTTTTAGTTCTGCAATTTTGTCAGGAGAGTTTTGCAGTATTACTTGTCGTCGTACTTCTTGGTCAAGAGCTGCACGAGGGTGGCGTGGAGCCGTAGACTCAGCTCGTGCGGTTGCAACTCCAGGCATAAGCGCATCACTTGGGAATGATACAGCTGCTTTTTTAATGGGTTTAGAGGCAGCAGTTACTTTTGGGCCTGCTTTTGGGGCTGCTTGTGCATCTTTTACTCTTTGTTGAGAGTCTTTTATGCTTTGTTCTTTTGCTTGTTTTCTATTAGCCATTATTTACCTCGCCGTTGGTTTGGAAGTTGCCTGTCTATGCCCAATTTTGTGGTTGCTTTTGCATTGGTTTTATTTACTGCTTTCTTAACTTTTGCTCGGTAGGCGTTACGGCGTGCCACACGTGCGTTTGCAAGACCTTCTTCTATTTCTTCAGCAGATTTTTGATTTACTGGAGTTTTAGGAGCATCAGTTTGACGTTTACCAGCCGCCAATCTAGCGGCCATACCTGCGTTAATGGCTTCGGGGTTCTTACTCCCAGCAATTTCTTCTTTAGGGTTGTTAACTGCTTCAAATTTAGGCGTTTCGTATGCAGAAGTATTCGCTTTAGCTAAACGGTCTTCAATCTTATTAGTTTTACTAGCTTTACGCTTAGGGTTAATTGGGGTAGTAACTGCCCCACCCTTACCTGCAGGAGTGCGTACTTCTGGTCCTGGAAGGCCCCCTAATGACTTTTCTTCTTGCCCAGATACAACCCTAAACTTGTCTTGTCTTCTGGTTCCTTTTTGAGCTGCTGCAAGTTTCTTAACTGCAGGAGCTTCTGTCCCCAGAATGTCTTTAGCTTCTTTAAGGTCTACATTCTTAGGGTTAATGTCAGTCCCACCAAATGGGATGCTTTGGAAAGACTTACCAGGCTTTGTAACACGGCTAGTATCAGCTGCAGTCTCTAGATTTTCTAGGTGTGAAGTAGGCAGCTCTAATGCAACTCCATTTAACTCAGCTAAATTCTTAAGGTGCGGGCCAGATAATGCGTCGTGAACTCGACGAAGTGCTTTTGTAGCTTTGCCAAGATGTGTAGCTGCTTCTGCGTCTCCTGAGATGCGTTTGCCATCGATGATTAGCCCTCTACGAGCAATAGCTGCTTTTGCTAAATGATTTTTTGCTTCATCTAGTCCGTTTTTAGCAGCGTTATGGTCTACAGCTGCCTCAGGGCGCATTTTAAACGAGTTTAACGTATTTACAGGAGTAGTCAAAAGACTGTGCAGGCTATTGACCTGTGCTTCTTGTTCTTTAATTCCCATAGTTCGTTGGATAACCACTCCAGGGGTAAGATTAGTTGGGCCCTTTTCCGTTACACGACTACGTGAAGGTCTTCCAGAAGAACGCTTTTCTGAGGTTTTATCTGCTGTTTTACGCGCTTCTGCCTTAGCGTTAAACTCTTCCTTGGCAGCATCTGCTAGCCTATTTTCAGCTTGTTGACTGGCTGTTAGGGTTCTTTCATGTCCGTCTGAGTCTACAGTACTGTGCGGACGGAATGGCTCACGTCCTCTTTGCTCTGGCCTAGAACTCCAGTGCTTCTGAAGTGGGCTTTCGGTAGCTGCAGGGGCTTCACTAGCGGCTCCACTAGGCTGAGCTGAAGAAGCAAAACGGTCTGCGGCTGGCGGAATTACCCCAGAGTCTGCGTTTACTCCACGTGCGGAGTTTGAGGCCCCATTAAATTCGTTGTTACTTCTAGCCATTGCTAAACTCCTAAATTATTACGACTTCTACTAGTTTCTCGTATTTTGAGGCTAATTATTGCCCAAATCATTTCTACTACTACCTGAATACCCTGCAGGACTTCCGCTATACCAGGAGATTCTAGGCTCCTTGTATACTCTGTCCACGCTTACTACGTCATCAATGTCAGGCTGTAACCGACGTCCAAACCCAAAACGATTTGGAAATAAACGAATCTGAGGAATGTTAGGGCGAACGTTATTGCGAATTTGGTCTGGAGAAGCAATAGCTGCCATCAGTGCTTGCTGTGTTAGTCGCTCTTCATTAGAGGACCATGGACCGTTATAGGACCACTTGGGCTGACCTTGTTGGGTAGTTTGGTTATTTCTCCATGGCTTTGTATAGTCATAGTTGCCATCAAACTCATTCGCCATTAGCGCCACACAGGCTTCAAGTAGGCAAGTTGATTAGCACGAGTAACATTCATGGCTACGTCTTGGTCAGAGCGCATGTTGGACTTACCGTCATTAACTAGGTGAGGAGCTGGAATCAAACGCAAGTCTTGGGCAGCTCGTGGTACTCGGAATACCATAACGCCGTTTAGGTTTACTTGCTTTGCTTTCATCTGACGTTTGATGCCCTGTTGGTCATTAAAGTCTTCAGACCAGTAATACGCATTAGGCTCAATGCGTTCACCCTTGTGTACACCACGCTGATACTGTTTTTGTCCTACACGACTTTTAATGGAGTCAAGGAGACGGTCATCACGTCGTGAACGGATTGTTCCTAGGTAACCATCAGGATATTCGGCTGAAGGAATTCGCCCAGTACCGATACGGATAGCATCAAGGTCACCACGAGCTACAGGAGTTCCCTGTCCACCCATGTTGTTGTAACCAGAAAACCCGTTACCACCAAGGGATTGCCAGTTTTGCTGTGGGGAGTTGTTGTTAACGGCACCCGCCATGATTACTCCTTTAGGCTAGATGGAGCAACAGTATTTTGGTTGTCATCAAACTTCATAAAAGAAGAACCACCCATTTGAGGGTTATCCCAGGTCATTGCATTGCCTTTTGTAGAGCGATTAACTGCAGAATACGGGCGCACTTTATTAACCGAACTTTGGTTCATAGCAAATGCTGAACCTGGGTCTGATTGAGGAAGGCTGTACTTCTGCTGCATCGCAGACATGTTGGCATTAATGTTCATTAGAAACCTTCTTAGAGGCTTGAAGCTTGGATGCCTGAATCAAAGTTAGGGTTAACACGACCCTGGATAGAAGGAACAATGCGAGCGTTAGCCATAGTAGGGCCAGCTGCAGGGTCTAGTTGTACGAAAGTTGACTTTGGCTGAATGCGGTAAGTAGCTCCAGCTTTTTCAATGTTCTGACGGTTAACCTTGCTACCAGGGTTAGTCGGGTCAGCAGCCTGAGTGTTCTTGCGAGGAACTGGAGTTCCTTTTAGAGAAGTGGCTACAGTAGCTGGGCCGATTGGAATGCGAACGCTACCTGCAGCGCTAGCTGCGTCGTAGTGCTCGTCTGAAGTTTTGTGGGTACGTGACATGTCTTTGCCTGCCGATTCTAGATGATTTGAGGGCGCTCCAGAACGACGTCTCATTCCGTGACCCATTGATGCCCATGCTGCCATGATGACTCCTTTACTTACTACTAGAGTAAAGCATTTTTAGTCTGCTGAAATGGCAAACACAATCGCAGAAATTTCTCCATCTCTGGATTCGATTGTGGTAAACCCAGGCTTTACAGTTAGGTCTAGTCCACGAGGGGCCACATAACCACGTGCAATTGCCATAGCTTTTACAGCTTGATTTACTGCTCCTGCACCTACTGCTCGTACCATTACTTTACGAGTGTCATAGATGGCGTGAGCAATTGCCGATGCTACGGATTGTGGGTTAGAGCCTGCGCTCACACGGAGGAATGACTCCTCGGTTGAGGCGGCGGTTACTTCTTCATTCACGATTTATAGTCCTTATTTTCAAGTTAGGTGCCAACCTCAGAATAAGAGTACCGCGAAATCTACAAAGAATCCCTATATTTTAAATCTTTTATTTGCTCCACTACTCCTTCTTCTATAACGCCCGTAGTAGAACCTGAGGCTAATCTAGCTAAAGCGTAAGAGTCAGCTGCGTTGTCATCGTTAAACTCTATGTTCCAACGCTTGTAAATCTGCATCAACATCTCTTGTTTCTTAGCGTTCCCTTTACCAGCAGCGTACTTCTTTAGCGTCATTGGCGGAATCTGTAGAGGAGTCCGTAAATGTTCCTGGTGGTCATAATCTTTAAAATAAATCCATAAAGTTAGCTTTACAGTGGCAGCAAGTTCCCCTAGTACCAAAGCGGAGTGAGAGGCAAGTACAGTGCCTTCCATCGCTATGTCTTGAATGTAATGCTCTTTTACTGTGTTTAACTTTTTAGTAATCCAGCCACTTATGTCTGCTAATCGTTTTACTCCACGAAACTCCGATTTGTAAACCCATGTGATGTAGTGAGAAGGGTCGTCAACATTTAGAACGGTTAAAGCAAACCCAGTCAACGATTGGTCTATACCAATTGCGACTGGGCCTGGGAGTAGCTTTCCATCAAAGAGTTTTTCAGACATCTACTGAGTCTACTACGGGCAAAGTTGCCATGTCTCTTAACTCTGCTATAGGGACTGAGTAGTTCCCTTGTCCGTAAGGCATCATAAACCTAATGTCTTTACACTCTGCTCCTCGTAGCCATCCCACCGCACGAAAAGCAGGTGCTTTATACCCGTCTGTTGCTGAACGTCTAACTTTATCTTCTGGTCCACCAACCATTAGGATATAAATTTCGTTAGGGTCATCCACGCCATCTTTATACCGCAATGACCACTTAGGGTATCCAGGAATGTTTTTAGTAAAGGAGTAACGAATTTCGTATCCAGGAATGTCTAACTTGTTTTTAAAAGTGTTGACATGAGGCTCGAAATCTTCTAGCCCCATCATGCGGGCAGCTGCTAACTCTGATGCGGCACAAATCATGTGCTGCCAAGTTTCCCAGATGTCCCCTTCACTATAGTTGCGGTTACGTTCTGGCTGGCCCAACATAGGAAGTTGACGTTCGTAACCTACACGAGCTGCTAGAGCTTCTTCCTGAGGGGTTAATCGGTACATCCAAGACATTAGAGGCTCCTCAATAAATCTAGGGCGTTGAAGTTTACTGCAGTGTTTACAACTCTAGAAAGGGTTTCTAGTGAAAAGTTATTGCTAATAGTTAACTCAAAAGGAAAAGTATCGAGTTCGCTTTCTGATACGTGGGTATTGGCTGCGGAAACTCCATTACGTTCTACTCTCCATAACCTACCTTTTAAAGAAAGAATAGCCTGAGCCTCATCGGTAAATCTAACATCCGAAAAAACTACGTTAGTTTCTTTTGGCATGTTAGATAAGGCGTACTCTATCCAAAAGTTTTCTCCAAACATCCCTCTTCCTACTTCAGTCCCCATACGCTGAAGGAGCCCCCTGATATCATGGCTTAAATCTTTAAGCTCATCCCAGCTGTAAATGCGTAGAGCTTGAGACAAGGGCATGCTTGGAGCCCCTTTTACATGGATAAATGGGTCTAGTCGTTCTAATGCTTCACGCATTGGGTCTGCAAAAGACACCTTAGTAAACCCGTGCTCTTTCACTAAGATGTCTGCTACAGTATCTTTTCCAGTTCTTGCGTATCCTGAGAGTCCAATAATCATTAGCGTGTCCCCCAAAAAATTACAAAAGTATGATTTCTAAAGTACAGGTCTATCGTTACCCTATATTGTGAGCCCATGTTTGAGTTGTAAGTCCATAAGGTGATTCCATAAAACTTATCCTCTTTATTGAACGATTTATAATGACGGAATTTCATGGCGCTACTCTCCCGTTCTTAATAAAACAAGCGTAAGTAACTGGCATTTTTTCAGCAAAGATACTTTCCATCTG